CTTCAGTAACAAAAATGACAGATGACATAGCAATAGTATGTTACAAAGATAGCGGACATGGATCTTACGGTACAAGCTGTTTGTTGAACATCTCAACAGGAAGCATAGTAGCAGGAAGTGAGGTAGTATTCAATAGTGGTAGCACTTCTTACACTTCAGTAACAAAAATGACAGATGATATTGCAATAGTGTGTTACCTAGATGTTGATAATTCATATTATGGAACATCTATACTATTAGAAATAGACTACACTGCATTTACAGGGAAACTTGGTCAATTATTAGAAACAGGAACAGACGGACAATTTAAAAATGTTGAGATTTTCAAAGATTATACTTAGAGGAGGAAGACGATGAACTTACAAACAATATTAGACATGCTTCCAGAAATAGGAAGTTCTATCGTATTAGCTTTCTTTTTTAAATACTACATAGATATAACGACGAAAGAGAGGGATAAGGATAGGTCGGAATATACAAAATTTACAGCAGAAAAGATAGATAAATTAGTAGATAAGATAGATGATTTGATAATAGCCTCCTTTGAAAAAAACAAAGATATAGGCTGTGTTGATAATAAAATACTATTAATGTCTGAAAGAATAGATAGGATTGATAGTCTCTCTAAATGAGGGTCTATTTTTTTTTGCTAAACTTTCCATAAAAAAAACGGGACGATATGGAGCATACTAATCCGTACTGATTTGTTGTTAACCAACCTAAACTTTGTGAATTTTTTCACAAAGACCATTTACAATATTGCTACCCTTAACCTTCCATTTTTTTTATGGAAAGTTTAGAAAACTAATATTAAACAATCTTCTTTACTAACCAAAGGCTCTAAAATTACGAATTTTAAACGAAATTTTATTTTGTGTATATTTTATAGCATATCTATTTTTTATCTAAGTGCTTTATCTAAAAAAAAGTTGGAAATATTTTCACGTTTTCTATGTATATTATTATGTAAGAGGGAAGTAGAGAAAAAAAGTTGGAAATATTTTGGTCATTTTCTAGTATATTATTATGTAAGAGGGAAGTAGAGAAAATATTTTGGAAATTTTTTAAGATTTTCTATGTATATTAATACGTAAGAGGAAAATAAATAAAAAAATTTTTCAACAAACGCAAAAACTTACTATATAAATATTAAGCTAAAAGAAAACAGTTGGTTGTTTTCGAGTGGCATTATTTAAGAAGGTGTGGTCAATAACTAAAAAACCACACCGTCTCCTCCTAAAAAAAAAAAATATTTTGGAAATATTTTCACGTTTTTCTAGTATATTATTATGTAAAGGGGAGATAGAAAAAATATTTAGAAATTTATTTTAATTTTCTATGTATATTAATATGTAAGAGGAAATACAGTTGCCCTAAATTATGGGCTTTTTATAAGATGTCATATAGAATTGCGGCAATTCGAAAAAACAAACTACTTAAAGGGGGAGATTTAAATGATAACACTAGGGTATATTTTTACAGAAGGTAACAAAAGTCTTAGCAAAATGAGAACCATCGAGGAGATTGAAAATAACAGATCAAAAGATTTGATGTACAATCTTTCAATAGTAACTATGGATCACGAAGATGCAGTTCCAGAGTTTCATACTTATAAATCTGGACTTACGCCAATCGAATTGATAAAAGAAAAACTATCGCTAAAATCAAAAGGAGAGATAAGAGTTTATGACTATAATGATATAGAAATTTATGACTTGTTGTTCTTTGGTAAGATCAAGCTAAAACAAAATGCGTTTATAATATAGGAGGGATCATAATGAATAGTGCTGTATATTTCAATACTGGTTTAAGATCTTCACTATCTGACGCAGAGATAAAGATCTGTTTAAGAGATAAGACTGAAGAAAACTTAACAATTTTAATAGAACATTTTTACTTGTTAATAAGAAAGATTAGTTTAGAGTGGATCAACAAAACTAAGTTCAAGTTACACGAAGACGACATACTACAAGATTGTGTTGTATCTTTTATAGATAGTTATTGGAAGTTTGATTCAACTAAGTACAACTGTTTCTTCTTTATAAAATACTATAAGACAAATGCTTTTGGGTATTTACAAAACAGATGTACTAATGGATATAGAACAATAGCTATACCAAGATCTGCATTTAGAAAAATGAACTCTAATCAGCAATTAACAGACACAGATAAAAGAAACTACTTCCCAAGAATAACGACAGACGATACTTCAAACTGTGTTATAGATAACAATGTAGAAGAAGATATAGTACAAGACTTAGGTATAGAGGGGGCTATACTTAGAATCAAATCTAATGTATCTACATATGAGCTGTATCTTTTAAGACATAGGTTTGGTTTAGAGAACTATGAGATTAAAACACTTAAAGATATTGGAAAAGAACAAGGCGTAACAACATCAGCAGTAAGCTATCAGGTTAAAAAATTGTTGGAAAAATTGAGGAAACTATTACCAGAATACAAAGAATTATTTAACTAATAGGGGGAGATTTAAATGAAAAACACTACGAGTTCAGCTAACAAAATTATAGATTCATCAGAAAAATACATGACACTAGAACAAGAAATATGGAAAGACATTATAGGATTTGATGGTTATCAAGCAAGTAGTTTAGGTAGAATAAGAAACAAAAAAAACAACTATGTTAAAAGCTGTAATAAAAATATAAATGGATATATGTATACATCTATATTCATGAATAGCCCTACACAAAATGGTGCTAATAAAAAAGTATCAGTTCATAGATTAGTAGCTTATGCTTTCCATGCTAATCCAGAGAACAAAGAAACAGTAAACCATAAAGACGGAAATAAAGAAAACAACAAGCCAAGTAATTTAGAGTGGGCTACATACTCTGAACAGTTACAACACTCTTATGACACAGGACTTAGAAAAAGAAAATACGTAGACTATTGTAAACCAGAAGATCTAATAGGATTTAAATCAGAGAAGTTTATAGTTAGAGAGTTTATAGGATTTAAAGGAAGTATGCCATATTACCTAATAGAGTTCTTCGATACAAGAAACCAAAAGATAACAGACAAATATAAAATACTAGAAAACAAAAAGATAGTAGATAGACCTGTAACAATAAACACTGAACACGAAAGTATAACATACTCTGACTTAGGATCTTTATGTAAAGAACAAAACATACCAAGCAGTACTGCTTCTGGATTATTAAAGACTGGTAGAATATCAAGAAAAGGTTTTACTATAACTAGAGCAGAGAGATATACTTTAGATGAAGATGACAAGAAAATAGTATAGTATACAATAAGTCAATAATGGTGGAAACAATCGTAACTGTTCAGACTATGTCCTACTAGAAATACATAGTCTTAATATGGGAGGTATAATAATGAAAACATTTACAGGAGATGTAAATAAGGTAACAGTAGCAGATCTTACTAAGTTCTATATGTCGGATACAGATAGTGATTTTATGTATGGTAAGAATGGATTATTCTACAAATGGAATGGAATGTTCTACAAAGAGTTAGATATTTTAACAATAAAGAAAGATATTGGTGATTGGTTAGGTAGTTCATTTACTCTAAGCAGAATAAGTCAAGTAGTAGAAGTTATCAAAATGTTTTGTAAGGTCAACATGGAAGATATGAACAATGGTGGAAACAGATATGTAACATTTCTAAACGGAACATATGATTTAACTCTGGAAACTTTCCATAAAAAAAATTGGGATAAAGAGCTAAAGCGAACTAACATCATCAACTATAGCTATAATGAAAATGATTACGATATGCCTAATTTTCAAAAGTTCTTGTCAGATATAACAAAAGAAGATCAAGAGCTTATTGACCTAATACAAGAGATGTTTGGATATTGTTTCAGTGATAGTTGTAAGTTTGAGAAAGCATTTGTATTGTACGGAGATGGTGGAACAGGTAAATCTACATTGTTAAACATACTTTCAAACATAATGGGATACGAAAACATATCACAAATACCAATGAATAGATTATCGGAAAGCTTTTCAAGAGCAACATTATATGGTATGAGGATAAACATAGCCTCTGAATTAGAAAACAATGTCAATGATAGTTCTTACTTAAAAGCTATGATAAGTGGTGAAGCAGTAGAGGCATCATTTAAATTTAAAGATGTATTTAAGTTTAGGAATACTGCTAAGATGATATTTGCTACTAACAATCTACCAAAAATAACTGATAGATCAAATGGTATATATAGAAGATTATTCTTTATACCATTCAATTACAGCTTTACTAAACAAGGAATACAAGACATTAACTTCTTAGATAGAATAGAGAAAGAATACGGAAGCATACTTAAGTGGGCTTTAGAGGGATATCATAGATTACAAGCCAATGGTAAATTTACTGACCCAGCTGTATGTAAAATTCTATCTGATGAGTACAAAAAAGAGAATGATCCTATAAGACAATTTATTGAAGACTGTGTAATAATAGATACAGATAGCTATGCAAGTAAAGATGAGTTAGTTCATGTATATGAATCATGGTGTAAAGATAATGGATATGGTAGAATGAATAGATCTAACCTATTTAAAAACATCATAAGAATAACAAACATTAAAGACTCACAAAAAAGAGTTAATGGTAAAGTCCTAAGAGTAGTAAAAGGAATGAGGTTGATTAATGTGGCTGAGTAGCCACATTTCCACCAACCATACCATCCCATTTTTTTTATGGAAAGTTTAATAGATTACAAATAGAGGAGGTTGTAGTATGGATATAGTTATAGACAAGAGTGTGTTTAATGAAAAGTATTTACCAATTAAAGATTCTGAGAAGAGGGTTAAGATTATCTATGGAGGATCTGGAAGTGGTAAGTCTTACTTTATAGCTACAATGTTATTGCTCAAGTTATTAGAAACAAAAGGGTGCAACATACTTGCAGTAAGAAAAGTAGACAACACATTAAGGATTTCAGTATTCAGCTTATTCAAACAGATAATAAGTTCTTGGAACATCAACAATTTATTCGTAATTAAAGAAACAGATATGAAGATTGTATGTGCCAATGGTAATGAGATAATATGCAAAGGATTAAATGACAGAGAGAACGTAAAGTCTATTACATTCAACAATGGTAACCTTACAGATATATGGATAGAGGAAGCATCAGAGGTAGAGAAAGAAGATTTCCTACAGTTAAACCTAAGACTAAGAGGAAGAGATGGTATACCTAAACAAATAATACTATCATTCAATCCTATTAGTAGTGAGTCTTGGATTAAGAAAACATTCTTTGATTCAAACAGGGAAGATGTAGATATACTAAAGACAACATACAAAGACAATAAGTTTATAGATGCACTGTATGCTGAAACACTAGAGCAGATGAGGGAAGATGACCCATTGTATTGGGATGTTTACTGTAATGGCAACTGGGGGGTATTAGACTCCAATAACATCATAATACCAGCAAGATCTATTGTTAAGTGTGTTAATGAATTAGAACCTTTTATTTCTGATAAAGTTACGATGGGTGTTGATGTTGCTAGGTATGGTGATGACAGTAGTGTGGTATACTATAGGAGGGGAGGGGTGGTATATCCCCCTATAGAGGTGACTAAGACCTCGATTATTGATTTTTCAGATGAAATAATAAAAATAATAAATAAAAAAGAATTTAGTGAGTTAAAAATAGAAGTTGTAGTAGATGAAACAGGATTAGGATCTGGAGTTGTTGATTATCTTAGAAGTAAACCATTTGACTTTGATAGAATAACAATAACAGGTATTAACTTTAGCCAAAAACCTAACTATCCTGACAAGTACGACAACATAACTACTGAAATGTTGTTTACAGTTAAAGAACGTTTAGCTAAAGAAGCTTTTCAGTTGACAAGACATGAAAAGACAATAGGAGAGCTAACATCAAGACTATATGCAATTACTCCAAGAAGTAAGTACAAAGCAGAGACAAAGAAAGAATACAAGAAACGTATTGGTAAATCACCAGATTTCGCAGATGCTTTTATGTTAATGTTAGCTCAAACAAGAGAGATAGTGTTCTTATAAAGATTAATACACATCTTTCACATATTTGTCACAACAATCATTAAAATAAAAACATGCTTTGTGTATTATGTTTATAAGAACTTAGGTTTAGGTTTGGTCTTTAAAGCCTTACATTTACACTTTACACTTTATAGTTCACAATGGTAGAGAGTGTTCTTTAACACTCTCACTAAGTCGTTTATTGTCAATATGTCATATACTATACATTACAAACAAGAGGAGGAATTATGGCTAGTAGAAAAGCTTACAAGAGTAACTTAGAAATGATAGATGAAGATATAGTCCTAGATCAAGGAATATCAATAGAGCGTTTAACAAAACAACAACACCTATTTTGCCAGTTGATGGCAGAATATGAAGACCCGGGAAAGGCTTATAATAGAGCATACAAGAGACAAGACCGTTGGTTAGAGAATGGAACTAAAGAAAAGACATACTGTACAACACAGGCTAACAAGTTACTAAAGAGTGACCATATCATAAAGCGTGTTTCAGAACTTAGAGAGTGTGTAGAAGAAAGGTTATTAGCAGAGTTTAGATTAGACCAAGAATATGTTGTTAAGAACTTAATCAAGGTATATGATAGATGTATGAGTGAAGATAAGTTTAATCCAAGTGGTGCTAACAAGTCGTTAGAGTTATTAGGTAAAACACTAAGTATGTTCTCCGACAAGCCAACAAACATCAACGCTGTACAAATAAACATAAAGCTTTCTGAAAGTGGAGATGGCGTTAAAACAGAACAGATAAAAATAATAGACCCAGACAATGTAACAAATGCTAGATGATTGTGATAAGTTTGTAAGTAACACATGTACTTTTTTTAAAAGATCTTTGCATTTGTTTAATAATTCTTTATATACGTATCTTTAGTATTATAAGTACAAAATATAAACATTTGTGAAAAATGGGAGTAAGAACATGAAAGACCGTGTGCTTTATTTGTGTGAAAATAGTTAAAACCTGCCCGTTTACAAAAAAAAGACACCGTTACATTATTGAGGATACTTTATTTGGTGACTTACATAATTACCTATAGACATAAATGGTGTCACAACCAAATTGCATGTGACACCGATCTAATGAAAAAATTGCATGTGACACCAACTATGATTTGTCACAAAAGTGGTCACAAGCAAAAAAATTTGGTTGTGACACATTATATGATTTTTTATTATTTTATATATATAACCATTAGAATATTATATAGTGGTGTCACATGCAAACATAACGGTGTCACATGCAATTTTAAAAAGTGTAAAAAAATTCTAAAAATGATAAATGGGAGCTCTGCAGGAAAGTTGAGCCAACTTCTCATTTTTGCATGTGACACCAACATGTTTGCATGTGACACATTACATAATCTTAATAGCTATTAAATTTCCATTTAAGGTATCACTATTATAAGACTACTACTAATGTCTCGTTGTTATATCGTTGTTATATCACTGTTACAATACAAGTACCACAACACTGTTACAATACAAGTACTACAACACTGTTAGCTCAGGCTATGTCCTTGTATATTAATATACAATTTGCTCATGAGGTCTGTTCACTCATGTTTATCCGTCTGATTAGAGAGACGTAGGACAACTAAGAGATATTGGAGATGATTATTCTATGCGGACTAGCTTTGTATTAAGTCGGGTTGATATGGAACTTTTGGTATAGCGGCTGGTATCTAAAAAGTATTTTGCAAAATCGAAACAACTCTTACCCCCAACTACTAACTCTAAGGTATATTAATATGTTGTGTAGTAGTAGTAATATATATAAAAGTAAAAACAAAACATAAAACCAAAAGCAAAAAAGACAACCAGTACTCATACACATACAACCAGTATTTATTTACACACATATATAACATAAAAGGGATTACTGCAATTCCATTCAACAATTATATTATAACTACTATATATAAATCAAGGTAGGTGATTAACGTGCTTTTATTTATTTTAAAAGGATTGGGTCGTGCTGTATTGTTCACCGTGTTTGCTCTTATTAGAATAGGGATAGACACTGCTGGAGGAATGAATACTGGTTCAACTGATGATGATTTCGAAGATGGGTTTCATGAAGTATTTGACGAAGAGGTCTTAGTTGTTATGGAGGATCTTGGTAGTGATGCTGGATTTGATGATTTAATTCTTGCTTTAGATTTTCATTCAGACGTAATTAGTGTAAAGAATTCATATATGAGAATGGCTCAAGAAGAAGAAGCAATGATGAGAGAAGAGGCAGAAGAAGCAAGTCAAGCAGGATTAGGAGTGCTTTATTTAGATTTAGAGGAAGAAGTTGCAGACATGTACTATGACTATGGTAGTGATGCTGGATTTGATGCATCTGGTTCAATTGACTTAGAGTCAATAATAAAGGCTTTTTGGTCAGGTGGTTTCTAAAATAATTTACATAGAAGGAGGTGAGAGAAATATTTAATGAAGTATTTAAGTTTTTCTCAAGGACAGACAAGAGCGTAAAAAAAATCGTAACTGAAGTAAGAGGAACAGGATATACTGGAGGGTTCATGACTCCATTAAACAAATCAGAAACACAAAAATACTATGGTATTAATCCAATGTTACACACATGTGTTTCTAAAATATCTGAAAGCATTAGTACAATAGAATGGTTATTGTATCGTACGTTGCCAAGTGGTGAGAAGGAAAGAGTATATCAGCATGAATTATTAGATTTGATAAAACTATTTAATCCTATATTCTCTAGTGGATATGACGGATGGTATTTAAATCAAGTGTATTTAGAAACAGTTGGAAACTCTTACTTACATAAAAGTAGAGACAGTAGTGGTAACATTTCTTACTTGTACATTTACAATCCACAAGATGTTTATGAACTACCAAGAAGAGATAACAATTACAACTACAAAGTAAAGATAAAAGAAAATTTTGTAAACATTCCAATGACGGAAATAATACATATTAAAAATCCTAATCCATCAGATATTTATGGTTTTGGTTTAGGTATTGCAGAAGTATTGTCCAATGAGCTACAAACTTCAGAGTATTCGTCTAAGCAAGTTAACCAATATTTTTTCAATGGTGCAGTTCCACCTTATATAATAAGTGCAGAGGTTTCTTCGGATCAATTAAAAAATATGAAAAACAACTGGTTGGAGAACAATCAAGGTTGGGGTAATAGATACACTCCTTACTTTACAAACTCTGGAAGCGTAGACGTTAAAAAATTAATGGACTCGTTTAAAGATATGGATATAGTAAATCTAATTGGCGTAACGGATGAGAAAATTAGAAAAGCCTATGGAGTACCACCAGAAATAATTGGACAAATAGATAGTTCAAACAGAGCAACTATACAAGGAGCTAGAGAAGTTTATGCTTTAGAAGTATTAGTTCCAAGACTTAAAAAAATGAAAGACGTATTAAATTCTAATCTAACTGTAGAGTATGGAGACAATTTAGAACTAGACTTTATCTCACCAGTACCTAGTGATACAGAGGTTATGTTAAGAATCTTCACTGAATTTAGAAGTATCTTTAAGGGAAATGAGATAAGAGAATTTATTAACTTTGACCCAATAAAAGAATTAGGTGATACTCTAATCACAGAAGAAAAAGCAGATAGAGATAGGACACAAGAAAGGAGGTTTGACTTAGATGGATCAAGAAAAGATGACGGAAAAGATAGCGAATGAGACACCAGATAATTCTCCAAAAAGTATAAAAGGAGAGCTGACAGTTGTTAATGATGAGGAAAGATTACTTAGCTTTGTATTTACAACAAGTGGGCTAGATAGAAGAAATGATAGTATAAATCCAAAAGGTGTTGTTACAACAGACTATGAAAAAAATCCAGTTTTCTTGTGGCATCATGACAAGTCTAAACTTCCAATAGGTAAAGTTGTAAAGATAACTAGCTCCGCTGACTCTATAATTGGAGATGTTATCATATGGAAAAATACAAATGAACCAATAACTTGGAGTGAACACGACAAGATATGTGAAACAATATATAAGCAATTCAAAGAAGGATTCTTAAAAGGTGTTAGTATTGCCTTCTTACCAATAAAAAAGAAGTTCAATCAGTATAGTGGTGGTTATGATTATGAAGAAATATATATCACAGAGATATCTGCAACAACAGATCCAGACAATCCTGACTCTTTGATAATAGATAAGACCATAGTAGAAAGTACTAACCTAAAGAACCCCAGTGAACAAGACGACCCTTCCATTTTTTTTATGGAAAGTTTAGCTGGTTTAATTGATGAACTAAATGATGATATGGCAAACGAAATCTTAAAAAGAATTTCTAACTATAAGGAGGATTAATATGAAAGCAGAAGCATTTATGAACGAGGTTGTTAAAAAGGTAGAAGATACAACAAATGAAGTAATTAATAAAAGAATGTCTAGAGCAGATATGACAGAAAAACTATTAGGAGGTAATGATATGAAAGGTTCTCAAGAGGTATCAAAGGCAATAAACGAAGAGTTTGTGGATAGTTATTTAAGAAAAGGTGAAATAACTAAAGCAGTTGGTGACTATTTTAATGAAGGATCTAATGAAGCAGGAGCGGCTACATTGCCTAAAAATATGGCGGCTACAATAGTGGAATTAGCAAAACAAGACAATCCAATATTAAACTTTGCAACAGTAGATACAATTTCTCAAGGTAATAGTTTAGATGTAGTAGTAGAAGGAGCAACAGAGTTTGCATCTGGTTGGATTGCTGAAGAAGGGTCTAGAGCACAGACTCAAGAAGGTAATTTCAGATTAGTACAAATACCAGTTCACGAAATATATGCAAATCCAAGAACAACAAGAGCATTAGTTAAAGATAGTGCTTATGATTTAGAAGGATATATCACTAGAAAAGTAGCAGAAAGTATGGCAATAGGAACTGGTGCGGCATTCCTAACTGGTAACGGAAGTGGAAAACCATTAGGAATATTAGACGCTACAGCAGGATTACAAATATATGGTGCAGGATCACAAGTAATAGAAGCAGATTCTGCAACAGAAATTAGTTACGAGGACTTAACTAAACTTGTTTATTCTTTAAAGACAAAATATGCATCAGCAGGTAAATTCTTTATAAATAGAAAAGTTAAAGGATACTTACAAGGAGTTACAGATAGTGACGGTAGACCATTATTAAGAGAAAACGCTATTGTTGGAGAACCAGCTACTATGTTAGGATACCCAGTAGTGGAGGTAGACGAAATGGCATCAACTGTAACAAGTGATGATTATACAATATTATTTGGAGATATGAGTTCAGCTTATAGAGTAGCATTACATACAGATGCAGGATTAATAAGAGACGATTTAACTTCAAAAGGTTTTGTTTCTTATTATACATATATGAGAATCGGTGGAAAGTTAGTTAACCCTGAAGCATTAGTAGTACTACAACAAGCATAATTATAATTGTAGGTGGGTAAAACCACCTACTTTATAATGTCATAGAAAGGAGGTCAATATGAACATCATAACACTACAAGAATTAAAAGAGATATTCGCCATTCCCTACACTTACTCCGTAGATGACAATTATTTCAGTTATGTTATAAAATACGCAAGTTCATTAATAGAGAAGTACATAGGAGCAAATATAGAGTCTGGTACTGTTACAGATTATAAAACATCTGGTAATGGGTCACAATACATAATACTACCAAATGCACCAATATTATCAATTACATCTTTAACCATAGACGATGTAGATAAAACATCTGATGTAGAAATAGATGGTTTTAGAAGAGTATATCTAGAAGAAGGATTTAGAAAAGACTCATCAACAAGTATTCTAAGTTCTGCTATATATCCTAATTTCAAAACAAAAAATATACTTGTTAGTTACACTTATGGTTGGACTATGCCAGTTCAGTATTCATTAAATAGAGTAGTTATTAGTGATGATAGTGGAGACATGTTAGTAACATCTGTAGGTCATGGCTTATCTACAAACAATACAGTTAGAGTAACTGCTACAACATATCCAGGAAACATATCGGAAGGAGTGTTGTACTATGTAATATATGTTGATGCAGACACTTATAAACTTTCCATAGAAGAATCGGGAGATGCTGTACCATATGCAAGTATTGGGGTAACAGTTTCGGTTCAGAGAATAGATAGTGAAGCAACTGTACCGTCAGACATAAAATATATTTGTTCAAAAATATGTGAAAGAATAGCTACTGCTAGAGGTAAATCAACAGAGTCAACAATGAATTCTCAATCAACTTCTGGATTCTCAAGATCAGCAACTCATAGGAGCAGTAATGGTTATTTAACACCAGCAGAAAAAATGCTATTAAATGACTACAGAATCATTGGGGTGATGTAAATGATAGGTAGAAATTCAGCAGTAAATAGACTAACATTCAAAGAAATGATAAATAGTTTTGGAGTAGAAGTTAATGTTTATAAATGGGCATCATCTGCTTGGTCTCTATGTGGAAGAATGAGAGTATATGTTCAAATAACATCACTTTCTTCTATTAATGATCCGTTATATACAGTACTAACAGCACCAACAAATACTGGTACTTTTATAATAGATGTCACAGAATTGTTCAAAGTATTACAAGGAAGTCCTTATGATTTTATAAGAATGGACAATAACGATGAATACAATACAAGAGAGGAGTCTACTGCATACAATATATTTACACTTAGGGAAAATGTGGCACTGAAGCCAATCACTGGTTTGTATGGATCAATGTACTTATCTCTGTTTGACTACACGATGGATGTTACTCAGACACATATAACTGGCAGAGGCGAATGGTCATCAACACCTATAAAATATTAAGGAGGTACAACAATGAGCAAAAATGTGAAAAAAGTATATATAACAACAGATCTTGGAACTGGAGCAATAGATGAGGATGTAACAATAGATTATACATATAACAATTATAAAATAAAAGAAATAGCTATCAAGTCAGAGAATGAATTATCAGAAACAATTACTATTACTAAAATAGACCCAGATACAGACTATTCTGCTGTATATTATACGGAAACATTTACTGGTGGAACTAGCTTTGTTATACTGGCAGACGATGATTTCTTATTTAGAGCAGAGGATGTATGTAATATACAGTTAACAAATGCGGCTACTATAGGTAATCTATATATGACAGTGTATTTCGAAATAGATTAATAGGAGGTACTAAAATGATTAAAACATTTATAGATGGTATCCTACAAGGATCTAGTAGTTCAGTATCTGCTAGTAGCGTAACAATAACAGATACAGGAGATTACTACTTAGAAAATAACGTAGAAGACAGTCTAAAAGAATTAGGAGAGACAAAATGGACTAACGGATATGATTTACAAACATCAACTAGTTTGCCTGATATATCTATATCAACAAGAACAGTTAGTGTTGCAGTTAAGAGTGGATCAGATAATTTCTATTTTTGGTGTAAAGGGAAAAAAATAGTAAAAACAACAACACAAACAGTTGAAATCCCTGACACGTCAGGGACTTATTATGTCTATTTTGATAATGATGGCACGTTAGCATATGTGTTAGAAGCATCTATCACTGGTCCAGTATTCTACCAGTACGCATTAACAGCATTAGTATATTGGAACTCGGTTGCTGGAACAGCTTTGCTTAGTAACGAAATGCACGGTGTTAGAATGGACTCTGCTACCCACTTATACAATCACCTAACATATGGTGCAAGATACGAAAGCGGGCTTAATGTTACTGGATTAGAAGACGGTGAGTCCGATTATGATGGAACAACAAGTGGGTTCTTTTGGGACGAAGATATAAGACACACGATTTCAGCACAATCTACACATAAATTTATGTATAAATTAGGAAGTGGTGGTTTATGGACAACTACTTCAGCAGATGCAAATGCAGGCTTTAAAAATAGTACATCAAATGTTGTATATAATGAAGACGATGCTGGAACTTGGAAACTTACCGAAGGTGCTGCCAGTACTGATTATATTATTTATTTTATGTTTGCAACTCCATCTACTTCATCAAACACGATATATAAGCTTATCGGTCAAAATGGATATTCTACTGCTAATAATGCAAGAGATGCAATATCTTCTGAACTAAACAATATAATATTAGATGGATTAACTTCTCCAGAGTTTGTGTTTTTATACGCTTACATTGTCAAAAAAAATGGCGACGTTGTAGGAATTGACGGTGGAGATTATTTAGACCTTAGGAAAATAAAAGGTGGGGCAGCAAATACCAGCACAGTCAACTCTCAAACGGTGATAATTGAAAATGTATCAATCCTATCTGCATCTTGGGTAGACGATACAGCAACAAGTGGATATTTCTATTATGATTATTCTAACGCAAATATAACAGCAAATGATGTTGTCAATG